TCATACTTCAGACCGGCCTGTTCGAGATAATCGAGATCATCTCGGCCAATGACGCGAGCAGTACATACGACAATTTCGTTGCCGCGTTCCCATTGTTCACGCCATGCTCTAGCGAGCGGAAGCAGTCTATCCCGCATGATCTTAGCTCGCGTATTGTTGGCGATCCAGTGATCAAGGTCGAGTGAACCGTCAGCCTTCGTAAGCTGGCGGTGTGAAGAGTCAATGACCGTATGATCGAGATCAAAAATATATCGCATAAAAATATCCTCCAATGCCGATAGTATTTAGCAGTATCAAATTGTGCGACCGTGTGGCGTGTGCCTGTATGGTCAGAAGAAAAAGCCCGACAATCGCAACGCCCTTACCGGCGTCGGTGTCGATGATGAACGGGGCAAGGCACATTAGCAAAGCCCCTACCCAAGCGCAAAAGCCGATCATCCGATCGACTCGAGAACGCTTGACAGTTCCGCCTTGGTTAAGTCACCTTCGCGGGTAGGCAAAGCTAAACTCTTGCGAATAGCGGCAAGATATTCCGCCTTCGTTGGAGTGTCAGCCTTGACCGCACGCTTGACAGGCGACAGCTTGACGTATTCAACGCCGATGCTTTGAGCCTTGGAAATCACCGAGCGGTAGGAAACATTGCCGAAAGTAGCGGCAAGCTCCTTAGCTTTAGCGAGGTTAAGAGGAGCCGCGGCAGTAATGCGAGCGACCATTTCAGGTGTGTAATTAGACATAGTATATTCCTTATGAATTGAAAGTTAACGCAGTATAGCGTGATTTAAAGTAAAAATGTATACCCCAATGGGGTTAGTAAATAACAGATTGAAATTTTTGGTTTCTCTCGTGTCGCCGTTTTTGAGAGGCTCTACCCGCTGGCTGTCGGTCTGTCTAACTTCCCTTGCCGACATGATTATAGTCTCATAGGTAGCCTTAAAATGGAAGCCCTAAAAGCAAAATATTTTTTGGTAATATTACCAAAATGGGGGGGCGGTAATGAGACTCATTCTCATTTACAGCGCCCGCGCACCCCCTCATGTACAACTTTGGATACTCTCGAAAAACAAATCTTGACAAAGAATCTCTAATCTATTATAATTTAGAAAAATTTTTGGAGTAAAATAAATGTTAAAAGTAACTTACAAGCATTGGAAAACTGGACTGTGGCTAGAAGCCATAGGAACAATGCCTGAAAACTATAACAATGGCTCTAGTGATCGTGTAGTTGTAAAACAATCGAATGGAGTTCTTGTAGATATCATAAAATCAAGCATAGTACGTGTGCAAGAGTGGAGCCCTCGATAATAAAAAGACTTGAAAATTTAAGTGTATTCGATAGCTGAGAAAAATTTTTCTTGACATTTTTACCCAAAAAGAGTAGAATGGCAAAATGGCTAAAGAAATCACTACAATTTCACCCGAAGGTCTTGAAGTTGCGAATTGTTATTTACAGTTTGGAAATATTCGAGCAGTATGCGACTACATGGATGTACCAGAAAATCAAGTAGTAGAGCTACTTAATAAACGTGATGTAAAAAAATACATTGATACTGTGTATTTAGACATGGGGTATAGAAATAAAAATAATATAGCGTCTTTATTAGATGAAATGATTGAAAGTAAACTTGACGAGGCAAAAGAAACTGGAGTTTACTCATCAAAAGATTTAGCAGATTTGTTGCAGATGGCACATAAAATGCGTATGGATGAAATTAAAGCGCAAGCCGAGCTACTAAAAGCAGAAACGACTAGCATCAAAACTCAAAACAATGTTCAAATTAATAGTGAGGGGTTACCTTTCGGTCAGGGCAACTATGGAAAGCTGATGGAAAAACTTCTCAAGGAGGGTTAACCTAGAGAAAAACTCATGCTAGCAGAAATCGCGATTGCAAACGCAGCTTTTGGTGTAATTAAAGAAGCAATCGGAAACGGAAAAGAACTGTACGAGATTGGTTCTGCTACTACAAAATTTTTCGATAGTAAAAGCACATTACAGAAAAAAGCACACAAAGGTGGTTATAAAGCAGATATGGAAGCCTTCATGGAACTTGAGAAAATCAAGGAAATGGAGGAACATATCAAACAACAAATGATTTGGGCAGGGCGTCCAGGCATGTGGGATGATTGGCTAGAGTTTCAAAGACAAGCCAAAGAAGAAAGAAAACGTCAACTAGAGAAGCAAATACAAGATAGAAAAGAGCTAATGGAGCTTATAACATATACTCTCTATGGTGTTCTAGCTTTTGCTATAACAGTTCCGGTAGTATTTCTTACAATAGCAATATTAAAATGAGTACTTTAGACGAAAGAGTTCGAGATATTGAAATTGAGATGTCCCAACATGAAGCCCAGTGCGAAGAACGTTGGAAGACTACTTTTAATCGACTTCAGGATATTGAAGACGGTTTGAATCGTATGGAAAATCGTTTACTTATGGGAGCGGGAAGTATGATACTTTTTCTCTCCGGCGTAATTGTAACATTACTTATGGGACAATAAGGAGAACATTATGTGGACCAAACCAACATATGAAACTATAAGACTGGGTTTTGAAATTACAATGTATTTTAAAACTTACTAATGGTGGCTTAGACCACTAAGAAGTTCTATTAGAACTTAGGAAAAGAGTAATGCCAGCACATAGCGGAAAAAAGAAGCGAGGTAAAAAAGGCAAGAAGAAAAAGTCAATGAACGGTCTCACTGCCAAGCAAAAGAAACTTCCTATGGCTCTTCAAAGAGCTATTCTAAGAAAGAAGAGAGGCAGGAAGTAAAATGCGACGTAAGACTTACAGAGGTAAGCGCGCACCAAAAGGTTATCATTTCATGCCAGGTGGAAGGTTGATGAAAGACTCAGCCCACAAAAGGAAAAAGAAACGTGGCCGTAAAAAGAAAACGAAAAGGTACTACTAAAGCGGTGCGAAAGCGTAAGCGAGTAGCCCGTCCTCTTAGTGCATCAGTAAAAGCAACTCTTCGAACAAAAGCGAAAAAGACTCGATTTACTTATGGGCAACTTGCAAGAGTCTATCGCAGAGGACAAGGAGCGTTTCTTTCATCAGGTTCTCGACCAGGAGTCTCAATGTCACAGTGGGCTTTTGGAAGAGTAAACTCATTCATCCGAGGTGGGCACTCTCAAGATAACGATATAAAACGTGGGACAAAGAAAAAACGTCGCACGAAGAAATAGCCCCAAGCTATCCGATAGATCATCGGTTACAAGATCATGATTCACTAACCTCGTTCATCCAATAAAGGACGGAAGTAAGGAGTATCCCGAAGGAACGCGAATTTAGAGGAGAAATATCATGAAAGAGTATACTTGCATTTATCGTGGTGTTAAATACACTGTTAAAAAGTAGGAAACTAAATGCCTGTTAGAAAAGTCAAAGGTGGTTATCGTTGGGGTTCTTCTGGAAAGATTTACAAAAGAAGGAAGGACGCCCAACGTCAAGGCCGAGCAATATACGCATCTGGTTATGGTAAAAAGAAAAGATCCAAGAGTAGGAACAGGAAAAAAGCCAAAAGGTAGTGGCCGGAGGCTCTATACGGATGAAAATCCGAAAGATACAATACGCATAAAATTTGCTACCGTAAAAGACGCAATGGCAACAGTAGCAAAAGTAAAAAGAGTAAGACGCTCTTATGCGAGAAAAATACAAATTCTTACTGTAGGCGAGCAACGAGCAAGAGTCATGGGAAAGAAAACAGTTGCCTCTATTTTTAAATCTGGCAAAGCGAGTTTGAGAAGAGCACATGGTAAAACGAAGAAAGCGAAGAAGCGTACCAAAAGATAAAAAATCTCGTGTGCCAAAAAAATACTTGAGCGGCACAAAAGGCACAAGAAGGTCTGAGCTTGCCGCACTCATTAAACGAATCGCAGCACTGTACAAACAGGGAAAACCAGTCCCAAGATCGCTTATTCAAAGAAGAATAGCGTTAGGGAAAAAGAAACGTGGCACACGGAAAAAGAACTAAAGCAATGCTCAAGCGCTACAGGTTGAAGGGGGTGAATAAGCCAAAGCGAACTCCTGGGCATAAAACCAAATCTCATATAGTTTTAGCACAAACAGGCCATAAGACTAAACTTATTCGATTTGGACAGCAGGGTGCCAGAACAGCAGGAAAACCAAAAGCTGGAGAAAGTAAAGCAATGAAAAGAAAACGTGCGTCTTTTAAAGCTCGTCACCGCAAGAATATTGCAAAGGGCAGAATGTCAGCAGCATACTGGGCTGATAAGGTAAAGTGGTAATGTCTGAAAAAGAAATTAAAAAATCAGGATATCATCCAGCAGATATAAATGGTGACAATGTAGTTGATGCGGAAGAAAGAAGAATGTTTCTTGAGTTCAAAAGAAAAGAACTAGAAGATCAAGATGCAATGCGAGACGCACAACGAAAGATGACTTGGTTTGCACTTGCAGGTATGTTGCTATATCCTGCTACTGTAATGACTACAGAAATGTTAAATCTACACCAAGCAGCAGAAATACTTGGTGCAATGGCAGCAGTATACTTTGTTTCTGTTGCTGGAATAGTAGCTGCTTTCTTTGGAGCACAGGCTTGGAGCGGCAAGAAGTAAGGAGGTAATATGGCTTTACCCTTAATTGGTCCTTTACTACAACTAGGTACTACATTCCTAGAAGGACGAAATACAAAAATGAAAGCCAAGGCTGAAGCAGAAGCACAAGTAATGGTAAACGCTTCTAATCAGGTTGGTGACTGGGAAAAAATTCAAGCACAAAATGCAGGTAATTCTTGGAAAGATGAGTGGCTAACAGTTCTTTTCAGTATACCACTTGTTATGGCTTTTATTCCCGGAGGCATTGAATATGTTGAGCGAGGGTTTGCTGCATTAGAAGCAATGCCAGAATGGTATCAGTACACTTTGTCGATAATAGTAGCGGCTTCTTTTGGTGTACGTTCTGCAATTGGATTTATGAAAGCTAAGAAGTAACTAATATGGCTATACAAGTCAGTCGAATGGATATAGAATCCAAAGACCTTTTAAATTTACAATCTGAGACACGGTTTTTAAAACTGCCTGCGCAAGACTATTTAGAGTTGCTGGGCGTCACCCCTCTACCCTCGCAAATAGCTATAATAAATGCGATCAACAACCCGAAGTACCGTTTTGTTTGTGCGGCAGTTTCTAGACGACAAGGCAAAACATACATCGCTAACATTATTGGGCAGTTAGTTTCACTAGTGCCCAATTCAAACATTCTGATAATGTCCCCTAACTATTCGCTGTCTCAGATTTCTTTTGATTTACAACGTAACTTAATTAAACACTTTGATCTAGAGGTGCAAAAAGATAACGCAAAAGATAAAGTTATCGAGCTAACAAACGGCTCAACAATTCGAATGGGTTCTGTAAACCAGGTTGATTCCTGTGTTGGCCGCAGCTACGACTTAATCATCTTTGACGAAGCAGCGTTGGCAGACGGGCGTGATGCCTTTAATGTCGCACTTCGACCAACTCTAGACAAAGACAACTCAAAAGCTCTTTTTGTCTCGACTCCTCGAGGTAGGAACAACTGGTTTGCAGAATTTTTTGATAGAGGTTTTAATGACGAATTTCCAGAATGGGCGTCTATACGCGCTACTTATAAAGATAATCCTCGCATGTCTGCGATGGATATTACAGAAGCTAAAAAATCTATGTCCGACTCAGAGTTTCGCCAAGAGTATGAAGCAGACTTTAATACGTATGAAGGCCAAATATGGAACTTCAACCACGAAAAATGCGTCACTAATAATGAACAGCTTGACACTCATAATATGGATGTTTTTGCTGGTCTTGACGTTGGGTATCGTGACCCTACGGCTTTCTGTGTAATTGCATATGATTGGGATGAACAAGTTTATTATGTACTTGATGAATACTTAGACGCAGAAAAAACTACGGAACAACATGCCGCTTCTATTCGAGACATGATTGAAAAGTGGGATATTGATTATATTTATATAGACTCAGCAGCACAGCAGACTCGTTTTGATTTTGCACAAAACTATGATATCTCTACTATTAATGCAAAGAAGTCTGTTTTAGATGGTATTGCTCAAGTTGCAGGCACAGTAGACAATGATAAGCTATTTGTGGATCAACGATGTGATGAAACACTATGGTGTTTAGATCAGTACCAGTGGGATCCAAATCCTAACCTTGCAAAAGAAAAGCCGAAGCACAACAGGGCATCACACATGGCCGATGCTTTACGATATGCACTATATTCATTTGAGACGAGTAATACCGGGTTTTAACGAGACCTGCAAAAAATAATGTTTGACAATTTACCTTCCACGAGA